TCGCCAGCCATCACACCTTCGGCGACGCCCTGACGTGAGCCGCCAAACGCGCCTGCCGCTGTGGCTTGAGCGCCAAGTGTGTTCATGGCCATTTGACGCTGACGCTCAATGTCTTGCTGCGTCCGATCTATGACTGCGCTGGTGTACGGGTTGGCATAAGCGCCAACTTGTAGTGGGGCCTGCATGGCGCGCTGAGTGCCGCCGATTGCGCCTTGCAATGCCCCCGCAGAGGCTTGGTTTACGTTGAAACCCGGCTGCGGAGCCATTGGAGCTGGCTGGTATGTTGCGTTAGGCTGTGCAGTAGGCTGCGCGGCCATTGTCGGTGCTGGTGCTGGTGCGCCCATTTTACAGGCCTTTCTTTGCTTGAGTTATCAGTTTCTTATTACCTGCGGGGGTGGTGGAGGCGTGCGCGCTGCTTCTTTTGCTGCTTGTGCTTTGGCAAGCATCTCTCTTGCCGTTTCAGCGCGCTTGGGGTTGCCGATTAACTTCCCATCCAAATAAACCTCACGGCGGTCGTCCTTGTATATAATGCCAGTGCCGCCGCTCTGAAGATTACTCAAAAGCTGCGCTTGCTCCCAACCAGTGTCGCCCGGTCCGGGAGGTCGGTCATTGTCTGTTGCGTGGGAATATGAGGTGACTTTATTCTCTACTGGTGGACCAGTTACGTTTAATCCGCCAAGAAGCCCTCCGAAAAAATCGCCCACTTTTCCAAAGTTGCCTACCCCGTCAGCGCCGCCGCCAGATACTAATCCAGAAATGGGACCAGAAGTAACGTCAGGGCCAGCACCGCCAAACGGGTCTAGGCTAGTTGCTGCGTAATCAAGCTGCTCCTGAGTTGGCTGGGCAGCATATGTAGGCTGACCCGGCACAATAGTTCCACGGCCACCCGCTACAGACGGCCCAAGATCATAACCAAGATTAGTTGACGTTCCGTCGCTTGAGTGCATTACCGCCGGGCCACCCGGCAACATCGGGCTTGAGTCGTAATACTGGCGCTGCTCGGGGAAAGTTGACGGAGTGTTGTCAATGTAACCGGGCGGGCGAACATCTGTAGGGGTAACTATTGTATATGGAACTTCGTTGCCTGCAAAATCGGTTGACGTGTAAACGGTTCCGTCTGTTGGGGCAGTAGGGGTTCCTGTAATGGTTTCTGGGAAATACACACTTCCACCATCACCGCCGCCACCAACTGACCCACCGCCCAAGTCGCCGGGTGTGCGGGTGTCAGTGTAGTCAACCATTGGGCCAACATTTGAACCAGCAACGCCTGAGTATGGATCAATAAACAAGCTATCAATGAGCGCCTTCTGACCCGGACGGCGCGTAGCAAGCTCATCCATAGCTTGCTCATACATTGGCGCAGAAGAATAACCGCGAACCCCGCCAGCATATGTGGTAGGTGCAGGCATCCCGCCCGTAATGTCTTGCTGGGACATGTCGCCGCCAGCCAAACCAAAAGCGCCAGCAGTGCCAGCCGTGTTTTGGAATGCAGCCTCTTGCATTGGAGTAAACGCAGCTACATCTGGACCGTAATACGGGACATAACCAATCTGAGAGATTGTGTCCGCACGGGCTAGATTGCGCTTTGCCGCGTCCTCAATGTATTGAGGAATTTCAACCGTTGAGGATGTTGATCCACCTTTTCCGCCTGACATTACTCAAACTCCTTAACGTATGAGGCGTGCTGGGCTTCCCAGCCGTGCGCCTTCAATGGTTTCTTCCAGCCAAACCTGCCGGACATTGTTAGAGCGCTGCAACCTTGAGCCTTGCCCCATTCTATCACATCATCGTGCATATCTAAAATCTGGTCCAGTTCACCGCCACCTAGAAATACGTTTAACACGCGTTTCTTCGGATATACCACTATTTCAGTGACTATGCACCCCCTTGGCGTAGGCCACAGTTGCAGCGTACCTTTTTGCAAGCCAGCGACCACATCATCAAAGCGATGCGTGCCACCGCTGTAGCTTAAAGCTGCCTCGATCCAAGGCTTGCAGCGTGCCAGTTCTTCATTCATCCGTGCAGCCTCGTTATCGCAATGGTGGAAGCTGGTGCTGCGGGTGCAAACGCCGTTGCCGCAGTTGCATCGAGAAATCCGCTAGTGCTGTCAACAGCCCACATCGCCTCCAAGTAATCTCCGGCGGCAAAGTTAAAGATAACAGACCGAGACACAACAAGCGTCGCCCCGTTCTGGTGCAGTGCGTTTTTCATCGTTGACCCAGCAACGTCAACGCCGTTGACGCGAGGCCAGAACCAGAAGTTTACAGTTGAGCTGGACGTGGACGAAATTTGCGCCGAAAAGCTAATCATATACTCGCCAGCCTCTTCGAAGACTATGCGAGATGCTGGTGTGCCGTTTGTAATACCCTCGGCAGCGCTTGATGCGTACGTCAAAGCGTACGCTGTGTTTGTAGCTGCCGCAGTCTGATCCGTTGTGATGCCGCCAGCATACCGGCCGTCTTCCAGCACAACCTGACGCCACTCGCCATTCTTTGAGACCACTGGGTAGCCAAGAGCATTATCCCACAGCATCACGCCATTCTCAGATGCCGATGAATACGTTTCCTTGAAGCCAAGCTGATCCAAAGCCCGGCCTAAGTAACGCCGCATATTCTCGGCCCACTGGTTTATATTGACCGTAATGGGAGGGAGTATTCGGCTCATCTTCGGCCACCAGCTACAGCGTCAAGCCGCATAATCCCAACGCGCCAATCTGACGCCGCATTTCCTGTAACCCGCATCCTAATTTGACGCCCGGTAAAGCGCAGACTTGTGGGGTTAGCCATGCTGTATGGGCCGTAATCGCGCTCAGTATCTGTCGGATAGAAACGTGTCTTAAATGTGGCATTAACGTCACCCAGCGTATTCTCGTCTGGGATCATGCCGCGCACAGCCATCACGTTCTCGCCTACACCAAGCGCAATTGGGCCTGTCTCGGCAAATGGAGATTGACCGCCGTAATCAAAGCCAATCTCTTGCTCATACAAAACACCATCGGCAGCAATCCAAAACGGCTGGCGGAATACGCCACGGTCCACGCCAGCTGTGCGATCAATCTCCCCAGTGGTCCAAATGTTTTCTGCGTAGTCAAATGCAACGTAGCTGTCACACTCAGTACCACTGGCACTTGGGTAAAACCACCAGATTTCATTAAAACGGCTGTTGACTACAGCGTGAACCTTTGACCGCTGGTCATTGTTCATGTCGCTAAAAACATAATCAGCAACTTCGCAAGGCAAGTCTCGCACAGAGCCACCAGCGTAGATAAAGAATGAGCGCTGGCCCATCCACACTACGCCTTCGTCAATAGATGCAGCGGCGTTGGCTGCAATCAAGCCACACGATGTACCGACACGCTCAAAGCCGTAAACGAATGGGGGACCAGAATATGTGGCTGTATGAGCGTCTTGATCTGTAAGGATCAGTGACTGACCGCGTGTGCGCAAGCCCTTGAGGATTGTGCCGTTGGTTTGGATTTCAATGTCACCGGCTTCGTTTGTCGCCGCTGGTGTCCAAGTATTGTTATCTTCACGGTCTGACCACGCAACCTTGCGAGGGTTGCCGCCTGCGCCAAAGGCAAACACAAACCGCTCTTCCGTTACCATCATGCCGGAGCAATCTACTGGAGCGTTTGATAATACTGCCGCTGGTGTTGCGCCGTTGAGTTGCCACTCGTAAATCTTGCCGTCATCCGCCGTTGTGGCCAGCAAGTATTCGCCCCAGTTTTCCAAGCTCCATGTGGTTGCCGGGAAAATGGTTCCAGAGTCCTCTGACGGCAAACCATATAGGCTAGTTCCGTAAACACCGCCGCCGTAGCTGGTAAATGAGGTTGCGTCCACGCGACCAGTGGTGAAACCAGCAGGCGTGATGTCGCTCACGGCGTTGCCAGAAGTCATCGCATACAACTTATTTGCTGTGCCAAAGGCAACGCGACGGCTGCCGCTGTTGTCTTCCCACGCAACCATTGTGCGGGTTACGCCGTCTAAATCAACGCTTCCGCGCTGACGCCAGCCGCCAACTGGGCGCAAAGCACCCTCATGCCAGCGGATCAGGTTACCATCACGCCAGCGGCCCTGAGACTGATACTCAGTGCCGTTCCTGTACTGACCCGCTGGAATGTTAAGAGGAATTAACGGCATGTGCCTTCTCCCCCTTTAAGGCTTTGTGGGCCAGTCGGCGTCTACAAGGTTAGGCCAGTTAGTATGAGCTGTAATATCACGCAAAGCCTGACGATACGTTGTCATAGCAGCGTCCATTGTCACATCAGTCAATGCAAAGTAATCAGTATCAGCCAGTAATCCATCACGCTTAGTTCGATTGCTCTCAGCTACCTTGTCATCGAGGCCAGCTTGATATGCAGCCTCATGCTGTGCCTTTGTAGTAGTCACCACGTTGCCATCGTCATCTGTCTCAGTGGTGTCAGCAAACATATCCCGTGCAACGTAGTTCTCTACCCAGTTGCCATTGGCATCTTGCACTACACCATCACGCACAGAGTTCTGATACTGTGTAGTTGTAGCCGCTGGTGAAGCTAAGACAGCCTCTAGGTTGAGGCCATCCAGAGTTGCTTGCTTCCATGTACGAGGCAGTGAGACGTTGCTGTAGTGGCTCCGCCATTGACCTTGGGTCTTAACTTCGCCTGTTTCTGTGTGTCTATATTCAGCCATCAGATTGATCCTTTCGTGATGCTGTTGAGTTATGCGATTGCGTATGACCAGCCAGCTTTGTTATGCCGACAACGCCATTGAATTGTAACCGCTGGAATATCTAAATCCTTTGCAGCTTCTGTTGTTGATCCATATTCACCAAATGGCGATATGACCCGCTTGGCTCTGTAGTTGTTGGAACCACCAACTGCCGCAGAGATTTTAGCTTTAGCCTCTGGGCCGTGCATGGGGTTGTTGTCGCCTTGCATATCAGCACGTTGCTTGCCTAACTTGGCTTCCGCAATCTTAGCTTTTGTTTCATCAGACAATATTTTGCCAATGTTACCGTCATGCAGATTGTTGCTGTTGGTTGCTATGAACACATTATTTGTTTCGTAATGCCCTTCATCATTATGTCGGCACATGCAGTATTTATCTGCACCACGCCCACGCTGATCCCACAAGCCAGACTGCACCCATACATCTTTCCACTCACCAAACGTCATGTGCATTTCTATGCCACGCTGCTTGGCGTTAGACTTATGCTGGGTATAGGCTTTTCTGTATTCACAACGTGCCATGCTCAACTCACCGCATAGAAAATATATTCAGCACTTGAAGCATTGATTGTCGTGCCGTTTACGATGAAGCCACTGTTGTCTGGGTCAACCCAATCCGTGCTAGTTACTTCTGCATCGGTTGTGTTTAACTCAAGGTATGGGTCATTGCCAGCGACAATACCACGTTCAGTGTCCCAGACATACCAGTCGCCAGTGCTATCTGTTCTCTTGATCAACACAAACCTAGC